TAGTGTGCCCGCAAAAGACTTGTTGTTTTGACCTGCTATATTTTCTTTTGGTTTGTTAAAACCTGAGCAACCTTCTGCATTAGGATTTTTTTCACACCTAGATTTTTCTTTTTTATAGTATTCGTACGTTTCACCACCTATTTCATGAGCTTTTGGACCACCAGAACTTGCAGGTTTTTCGTAGTCATCTTGACTTACATTAGTTCTTGTACCACTACCATAATCAACAGTTACATTTTCTTCACTCCTATTTATAGGATTTGGATTTGATGCTTGCATAACTTTAGCCATACCACTTCCTTCAGAAGATGCTAAAGCCATAATATTGCTTTTCATTTGGTAACCCATACCACTATTCATACCTACTTTAGCTTCAACTTTTCTAAAACCTGAGTTAATAAGATCTTGGTTTCTTTTGTTAAATACATCTTCGTTTTCAAACGTTTCTGTTTTTTCAACACCTGGTATAACTTCTGATTTTTCTGGAGTAACTGTAGTTATTTTACTAATTGTTTTTCTAGCAACTGGTTTTACTACTTCAGTTCTTTTTCCTGCAGTAACATCAATATCGGCGTCAACTTTAATTCCAGGTCCTTTAGGATTTTTAGCGTCTGCATAAGCAACCGCGTCATTACCTCTAATTCTTCTTTTCTTTTTATCGCCAACCGCAATACCGTGTTCTTGACTAGTTGTTACGGTTTGACCTCTATACTGGCCATGCCCATCCATCATAGTAGAAGATGTAAACCCTCCGTCAGCTAATTTGTTAGCAGCGTCTTTCATAGCTTTTCTACCACCGCTATAAAGATTTTTAACATTGTTACCAGCCGCAACATTATTAACACCGTCAATACCTCCAGCTATAACCTGCCCATCTTTTATTAATACGCTACCAGTTCCTTTTAATCCTTTTCGTATTTCTTTTTTAGCTTTAAAATACTTTTTTTCTCTTTGTCTTTGCTCTTTGTTTCCAAATATTGATCGAGCAAAATTACTTAATTGTTTAGGTCCTTCACCTTCGTGAGGAAGACCCTTCATTGTAAATGCCATAGTTTTAATTTTATACGTTATATTTATTGTCTTTAAATTTCGTGCCAGACAGCTGATAAGCTTGCGCTTCATAGCCTAGTTGTTTTGGATCACCTGACAAAGCTCTGGCGCTGTGTTTTGGTATTGTCTCACCTTTCCAATAAATATTTTGATCGTCATAATCTAATTCACCGGATTTCATTTGAGCGACGTGGACACTCTCGTGCCCCTCAACTTCTTTATGAAACTTTGGATCTAGCTTGTCATTAAGTATAATCACCTGATTTTTAAGTGATTCACCTAAAACCCCTGGACCTAAATCACGTTGATAAACGGGAGTTATATCCGACTCGTATGGTGGGTTATTTAGTTTAAATGCCATGCTATTTTCTTTTAAATGGTATCATTCTATTTAAAGCTTGTTTTCTACTCTCACAACCACAAGGAATACCAAGTCCTTCTGATAACATATTAACAGCAGCCTTAATACCTGTTGGTCTGGTTATTTTATTTTCTATAAAATCTCCTAAACCTTTGTCCATTACGCTCCTTTTTTATCAGGGTTTTG